TCTACAATTTTTCCCATTGGTGTGGAAAGAATTTGTGCCTTTCCAATAAAATCATTTCCCCTTTGCTCAAGTGAAATAATTTTGTGTGAAACACGGTCAAGATTTACAGTTGGACCATCTGGGTGTCCAAGTTCTCCAAGAGCACGACCTTTGCAAATATATTGTTCAGTATAACGCTTTACCTCTCTTTCCATTACAGCACGACCATAACGCCTATTGTTGCGGTTTGTTGTCTCAGTTTGGAGGAAAGGTCCTTGAATATAAAGAGTCTTCTTACCATTGACCGTCTCGGTAAGAACTTCTACTGATTCGATTTCTTCGGTAATAAGTTTCATTATGCTTGACCTGTGATTTGTACTTGTTGGTAATAAAGAACTCCTGAACCGCCTGCACCATATGCTGAGATTTTTTGTGATAATTTCACATCTGCATATGAAGCACCAAAGGCAGTTGATACTCCAGATGAGTTATAATCAATTACCATTCTTGTTTGATGATACCCATTAAAATTTGTTGTGGTATCAACGGAAAGAACTGCCACGTGAGAAATGTCATAATATGGTTGACCAGTTGCTGATATTGAAACAAAATCACCAACACCGAAAGGAACTTGCGTTCCCTCTGGTACTATTACTGTTGTAGTTGTTCCTGTTGTAATTCCAACCACTCTATTGGAAGCTTTGGTGAGACCAAGAGTTACAGACTGACCTGATGGAATATAATAATCGGTTACTGTTGCTGCTGATCCAGTACCAATAGCAACGTGAGCAGCTGCACCAACGGCAACTACTCTTAATACATTAGATTGAACTGGAAATGCTGAGGATGTGGACGCAGCACCTGCAGAAAATGCAAATGAAGCTCCAGCACCAATTGGTCTATGAGCCATTATTTTTAATAATACACTTTTATTTATTTATTATTTAATCAAGTTAAGGTTAAAAAATTATCTACTAATTTCTTCCCAGTCCATAGAGGCGTAAATATCAGCTCCAGCAGTATCAGATGCAGCAACTAAAGTTAGTTCATATGGAGTTTTGGTTAATCCATTTCTTTCTAACTGGAATTTAAAAAGTGCTTCCTTTAGAATATCTACTGATTGTGATGATTGGTTTGCTGAAGTAAGGAATCCCGATGCCAGAACTCTTCCGCCAGTAACAGATCCCCCATCAAGTTTATATTCTACTGCAGAGTCATCTCCGGCACTTACCCAAATTCCTCCGGATGTAGTTGCACTTGCTCTCACTTGCCAATTATATTGAGGTCCATTTCCAGTCCCCATAATTGATAGAGCAGTCATAATAACAATTGCATCCAATCTATCTGGGTGTCCATTAATTGGTGCTTTAAGACGAATGGAAATAATTGGATAATATGTTCCCCTTGGAGTTGGTAAATCTACTGGTGTTATAATAGGTGTTGAAACTGCTTGTTGTAATCCACGAAGTTCATATCCACCTTCAGAAATTACTGTAGAACAAACTTGTTTGAGTGTGCTTGCGCTAGTTGTAATTCCAGTATTGCTAATTTCATACCTTAAAGGAAGTGATGCTGTTGTAATATAGGTTGATTGAATTATATTTGCATGTTGGAAAGTATGTGCGTGAATAAACTTTCCATTAATTATAAATCCAAGTCTTACATTTCCAAGTCCTAACCACTCAATATCCATCCAAAGGATTTGTGCCTTAGTTGAATCTAATGTAATTCCAGAAACACCTGTTCCGTCTAACTTATCAATATTCCAGTTTGACTGAGAAACTCTTGTCTCTGTTCCTAATGATAAACTTCTCTCTACAAAATATGCAGTAGTTCCATCAACCTCAAAATATATTCCATTATCAGCACCAAAATACCCAACTCTTTGCCTTAGATTTTCTTTTGGTGGATTCAATACAAAGGTATTCATAGTCAACAAAGATTTTCCTGGTTGATATGAAAATACTTTTGTAGTTTCTCTAATAATTGATGCAGTACTCCCAACACCTACAGTTAAATTAACTAAACCTTCTGTAGTTGCAAATCCAACTGTAGAACCTGCTCCTACAATTAAACTATCCCATAGATTATTATCTCTATATCTGTGAGTAGAATCAAAGAGGGTTAATGGATTTGATACCCTTGTTCTACCGAAAGAATCTGAATTTATACTAACAGGAAATCTATTGTACTCATCTACAATTTTTCCATCTCTTGTTGCAACACCATTAACCTCAAAAAGACTTCTTTCTTGATTTAGGTAATCTTGTGTTGTTATATTCCACTGAGCCATTTATCAATCAATCCATTCTAATTTTGATGGGTGGTATCTGCTTGTTCTTTTGATATTACAGTTTTTTTCCATCATTGGATAAATTTGGTGAACAATTGCTCCTGGATATTCAGTTTGCAACTGCTCACCTAAAGATTGTTTTGATGGAACTCCATTATTTGATACCAGTTCCATCCTATAAAGACTTCCATTCCACAAAACATCTGCAACATATTCTTCGCCAACTTGTTGTGGTTCTGGTTGAGAAGAATTAATGTAAAGATTTCCGTTAAAATCCCCAGAAATATTTACAGATTCTGAGATGAATTGTTTGAATGATTTCATTCTTCCTCTTCTGTTTCGCTATTGAACATTGAAACTGCTACTGCTGGACGAAATTCATCAATTTTTTCTGCGGATTTTGTAAAAAGAAGTTCTTTAATCTTATCACTAATCTGCGAAGGTGATTCGTCAGCAGCAATCATATCTAAAAGATCATCCATTTTTTAATACCTTTCAATAATCGTTTTTATTTATATTTCGCCACCTTTGGGCATTTCCGCAACTTTGGCATTCACTTGAGTTGCAGCACCTTGAGCATCAAGGTTTGGTTCCATTACTGGTTGTCCCAAATCCATTCCTGCTGTTTCTGGTCCCAATGGCATACCTGTTGTTGGATCTACTGGAATATTTGGATCTGGAATAATTCCATCTTTGATTTCTTTTTTCATAATCTTATCTTGTTCAATAATCTCTTCGTCAGTTTGGCGAAGAATCTTACGTCTTACATAATCTTGTGAGAAGTACTTTCCAATATAAGGTTCTGCAATTTGAACCATATTCAATCTTTCGTTCAGAAGTTCTGCATCTTTAAGTTCAGCAAAATGGTTATCATATAAGAAATCATACTGAATATGCTCTTGCATAATATCCCAGTCTGCTGGGGTTATAATATTTTTAAGAATCAGTTGAGTCTTAAGCATATCGTGGAACATGTAAGAGAATCTTTTTCTCAAACGAGCAACAAATTTACTGAACTTAACTTCATCTCTTAAGATTTCTGAAGAGCGACCTAGATTAAATCCGCCTTCTCCATCCATTCTTGAAGGTGGAACATTCAATGAGCGGAAAAGTTTTTTCTTAAAATATTCAATATCGGTAATTTCGCCAAGGTTTTGTCCACCGGGAAGTGTAGAGATTTCAGTTCCTCTGCCACCTTCTCTTCTTGGCAACCAGAAATCTTCAAGCATTGCCATAAACTTTTTATCATCACGAATTTCCCCTGTGTTTGCATCATACACAAGTTTATTGCGATACCGCATCATAACATCACGAAGATATTGTTCTGCTTTTACTTTGGGAAGATTACCTACGTCAATATAAAAAATACGACGCTCAGGAGCACGAGACAATCTGTAGATAACAAGAGAGTCCTCAATCATTCTTAGTTGGTTGAGTGACTTGATTGCTTTGTGGAGATATGAGAGAGTTGATCCCTTATTTCTATCTACTAGACCGGAAGTACAGTAAGTAATAGAGTCTCTAGCCATTTTGATACCTGCAGATCCTCCCATGGATGAAGGACTTCCTGCGGGATAAGTCGCTTTTGGATTGTAGATAAAGTATTCCTCAATCTGAGGAAATTCAAAATCCATAGGATTATCTGTATTAATATTTGATAATCTATACTTGTCTTTTTCGGATTTTTTCTGTTGCCTTACATATCTCATTTTCATTGGATCTATGTAACGCAACTCTTGAATTCCTTCGTGAGGATTCTTAAGATCAATTACTTTATGGTAGTAAATTCTCCCATCAACATACCAATTCCTATAAATTTCATGAGATTTTTTGTCAAAATCTAGAAGTGAAAGAATATACTTAAACTCTTGTCTAATCTTTTTCTTAATACCGTCACTGGCATTGAGATTTGAAAGTTCTATTTCTACTGGAGTATCATTTGTATCTGATACGATTGCTTCATTTACAATATCCTCAATGGCACTATCACATTCTGGGTGAAGTGCCATTTCGCGATATCTTTTGATTAGATCAAATTCTGTTCTATAGACACCTTCAATATCAACATATGAACCAAAAAAACCACTACTCAGGTAATGGTCTGACCCGTCCTCATTGTTTGGAGGAACGGGAGAGACCGTACTTGGAGATAGTGGTTCATTATCCTCAATAGAGAATCCAAATAGTCTTGCCATAATTTATTTGATTGGTCTTTATTCTAATATTTATCAACTAATTAAAACGTTGGTTGCGTCATTCTTATTCGCACCCTTTCCGGCAGTCCAGTATTGAACTTGGAATTCTACACTGTACTCTTCAATAGTATCTGAAGAATCATATGAAAGATCAATTGGACCAACGTTTGTTGGGAAGATACTATGGAACTTATATGTTCTCAGTGGAGAAATATTAGTTTCCAAAGTTGTGTCATTTCCCCCATTATTCGTGGTAGAAAATTTTCCCTTATCATAACCTCTTCCGAGTTGATGAACATAAGCATCAGTCATATAAGAACTTGGATTAGTGGCACCACTGTTATTATCCAGTTTGCTAATATTGTTCATCCATAGTTCAAATGCAGATCTCAGTTTAAAGTCTTCATCGTTGATAATTGTAATGTTCCAAGTATCAAAAGTTCTGTCACCAGCGACTTTTAGAATACGTCCTCTAAATGGAACGTCAATTGGCGCGACGTTTGATGCGGGAAGTGCCGCTGCCTTACATAAGAACTTGAAGGTGTCAATTTCTTGACCAGCACCTGCCTTCCATAGATTGGTAATAGGTGCTGGGAAGGATGGGATTTCAACCTCAAATAGATTGGGTCTTGCGCCACCACCTGCAAGTCTTTCTTTGAATCCTGTGATTGTTCTGAGACTAGACATTTTTAGTTCCTCCTTATGTGGTTATTGCAAAATTAATTAAACTCTACCTGCTACTTCTTCAAAACTAATACCTGTTCGGGTAGCAACGAACGTCAGAGTTACATAGTTAATAGATTTTGTTGGCTTCAGGAAGATGTCAGCTCTAAATTCATTATTATCAATTACATCTGGAGTGTTATTAGTCTCATCACAAATTACCAAGAAGTCATATAGACCTCTTTTTGCTTGAACATCTCTTAAGTATGGCTCAACGATGTTTACAAAGTTTGCTCTTGTAATCTGATCGTTGAGTTCAAAGAGTTGTGCTTGAGATGCTTTCTCAAGTGCTTGTTCAATAGTTAAGAACAGACGACGAACATTAATTCTGTCAAAGGCAGATGCATATCCTAGAGCAGTCTTATCGCCAAAGAGGTAAATGCCAATTCCAGGTTGACTGATGATAGCATTAACTCTTGCAGTATAAAGTAGATCTCTTTGATCCTTAGAAGGATTATATGCAAGTTTGATTGCATTATTCAGAACACCTCTTTGCTGACCTGCAGGCGAATACCAAGGATAAGAATTGAGGTTTGTTCTCATCATCAATCCAGCAATGTCAGCATTGCATGGGATATATCTGAATAGATTGTTGAATCTATCGTAAGTATACTTATAACCACTATCAAAAACTGCATATGATGAAGAAGACAGAGCACTGAAGAATCTAATTACATTATTAGTTTGAGTCGTTGCATTTGTTAGATCAACAACATTTGCTCTATGAGGAGAAACAACAGCAACACAATCCTTTCTTCCTTCTGCAAGTGAGATTAGTTTATTTGCTTTTGCCTGTGAATCTGACTCGTTAGCAAGTCCTGGTCCATTAATTAGGAAATCAACTGCAACTCTATCTTTGTTTGAAAATAGATCATAAGCAGATACAAGATCTCCAAGAGATGCAGACATTCCACCATTTGCAGAATAATCAACTCCTCCGCCGAAGTTATATGCAACGTTTCCGATAGCACTGAAAGTTACTCCCTGAGCTGCTTGTCCCCACTGACCTTGTGGTAAGGTAAATGGAGTAAACGCAGTTGAGAAACCAGTTGCTACTGGATTAGATCCCCATTGAGAATCACTTGCAAGTGATGGATTGTATCCGGCATAAATGTATTGTGAGAAGTTGGCGAGATAGTTCTTGTACCAAATCTTCTGTGGAGAATTTACAGAGGAAACCGAATCGGATGCCTTTGAAACACTTATGTGCTTCTCAAGGATGTTTCCTTGAATTCCAGTGATAGAACCAGTATCATCAACAACAACAATGTGCATCGCATCATTCTTTCCGTTTCTTTGTACGGAATAGTTGTTTGATGCTGGTTTTGGAGCAATAGACTTCCAGTAGATGATTGAATTTGTAAGACCAAGAGTTTGTTGGTCATACCAATCAACTACAGTTACTGCTGATGCAGTAGAACCAGTATTGATGCCAGAGTTGTTTACGAAATAAAGAGTGTCAGTTGCTTCAAATGATTGGATTGAATTGCCTTGTGCATAAGTGACTGGCGTTTCAGTACCTGCAGCAGAAACTCTTGAAAGTACCTTAATGTCGATGGTGCTATTGGAGTTAGTAGCATCAGTAGTAATACCAGTGATGATACCTTTTAGATAACCATTGAACAGTGAGGTTGTTCCAGCTCCAGGTAAAACTACATTGGTGATTGCTGTTGTCACTCCATATCCAATGACTGCACCTAATGCCCCAGGATTTGTGGTGGTAATAGCAACTCTTTGGTCTGCTAAATCATCGATAGTGCAAACTTTTAGATTGTTTGCCCATTTGCCTGGGGTTTTTGCAGCATATGTAAAGTTGGTAGCATCAATAAAACTAGAGTTGTAGTTATCGTAGTTTTTGATCTTTAGTGAAGTTGTTGAAGCAATTCCAACGCCAGCGTTTGCGTTATTAAGAGTACTTCCATCAGTTCTTACAACTTTGAGAATAC